TTTTTTTAAATTATCAGAATGGATTACAGAAACAAAAAAAATATTGATGTTGTGAGATTGCCACAACCATTTGTGGAGGAAAAGAGATTAAAATGTGCTCCATGCTCAACATGCAAACAATTAGTTTTGGCCCATCCATCAGAAAATGATACATACAAAAACGATAAAAAAGGGGTTTTTTTAAAAAAAGGATTAGACTCTGACGTTGTTACATTCACAATGGAGGATGATGATGGCAACACAATTGCAAATTTGGGAGATGTTGCAACGTTTCCAAATGATGATTTGGCAGTTGGTTTTGTGTACGATTGGCAACAGATTTACAATACACATGGCCATGGATGTTATAAAATAAAGGTAAATTTTACCATTGGAGGCATCACAGGAGATTATACAGTTGGTACATACACACTAAAAAAATACTCAATTCAAAATGCACGTTATACAGTGAGAGTGTTGAGCAAATTCAACTCAGCATCATTAAAATACAATGTTGATTTTACAGACAGTAATTTTGAGGACTCAGTGAGATTTTTTGGATTTTTTGGAAACAGACAACCAAACACAGAGATAAATCAATTAATCAACAAAGGCAGAATATCAGACAAAGTAACAAGGGAGAACCTAAATACATACACTTTGAGAACAGACCCAATTAATGTGTGCTATACAAAGCAATTATTGGAGTTGCATTTGCTGCATGAGGATGAGTTGTTTATTTCAGACCACAATGCATCAAATCACAGTTACAATTTATTTGATTTAAAGGTTGTTTTGGAGGAGTCTGCAGAGGTTGTTTACACAGATGGAGATAGGAAAGCAAAAATAAATGCAACCTTTAGTGATAGATTAAAAATTAATAAAAGTTATTATAATAAAAAATAAAAAAATGGGATTAATTTTATATTTAATTGCCACATTTGTCAGTCCAATATTTAATTTTATTGGTTTAATTACAATAATTTTAAAGCCTAAAAAAATTAGGGGAAAAGTTTTTAAAGATTTGGCAATATCAAAAGACCAACATGCAGGAGTTTATGTACAATTTTGGTTTAATAATTGGATGTTAAAAAATGAAAGTATTGATTTATTTGGCCATCCAGATGAAACAATTAGCAGTGTATTAGGTAAAAATAAAAGAGCAGGAACATTGACAAAATTTGGATTATATTGGGCGAATTGGTTAAATAAAAGGGAGGAGAATCATGTTGAAATTTCAATTGAGGATGATGAAAAACAAAAAAATAAATAAATAAAATGGCTTATAAATTTGAAATTAGAGATACACATTTTTTAATTGTTACAGACACAACAATTGTAGACCCTGTTGATAGTATTGTTTTAGACATACCAAAAGCAGATGCATATTTTGACCATAGGATGTTGAAAGTGAGGACAGATTTAAGCAAAAGTGAACATGCATACATTTATGATAAAAACGGCACATCAACAGATGGCTCAAAAATGTTTAATGAGCCATTAATTGAGTGTCAAGATAATACAGGCACACAATTTACAAAGTCATCATTTATTACATGGATGCGCACAAATACGGGTTTTAAACAGGCCTCAGGGAGTGGGGCATTGCCATGGTTATACTCTGCAACAAATTACACAGAATTATCAACAATAATTGCACCTGCAGCAAATGAGGGAGAGTTGGCAATTGTTTACAATTCACAGGGAACATGGTTGATAAATCGTAAATTAAAAGGAGTTTATATTTATCAATCAGGAGTTTGGGAGTATGCAAATCAAGAGTTGCAGGATAGATTGGCCGCAAAAATTGACTCAGTGAGTGGAGATGGTGTTGATAATACCGACCCATTAAACCCTGTTTTGAGTTTTCCAACACCTGCAGAAATTGGGGCAAAACCTGATTTTATTGAAAATACTGCATTTAATAAAGATTTTGGAAGTAGTGCAAATGAAGTTTTGGAGGGAAATACAAGGATAATAACTCCTGCTGAAATTATAACTATATCAAATCAAAGTGGAATTAATACGGGAGATGAGACAACATTGACAATTCAAAATAAAAGACCTTTAAAGACAGTTAATGGAAATAGTTTGGAGGGTGTTGGAGATATACCAATAAATTCTACACCATACATAAAAGATACTTTAATTATTACAAGTATATCAAATAATTTCATCAGTAATACACCAACAAACATCCCTGGCATGACTTATACTGTTAGCGGATTAAGTGGGAGTAGAGATTTTATTTTTTATGCAGTAGTATTGACAAATAATGACCAAAACGAGGAGTTAGAGTTTTATATCTCAAAAAATGGCTCAACAGATTTAAATCAGTTAATAATTGAAACTGAAAGGAAAAATCAAGATCAAAGTATTCAAGGCACTTTCAGTTTAGATGGATTAGTTAATGGAGATGTAATTACGTTTCAATTTAACACAAGAAATGACAATGTGGACATTAACACAAGGAGAATTTTAATTCAATCATGGGAGTAGATTGTTTAAAATGTATAAATAGCGGTTGTTGTAAATTAAAAATAACTATAAATAAAAAAGAATATGACTCTTTAATACCCAAAATCAAAAAACAATTTGTAAAACATTTGGATGTTTTTTTAGAAAAAAACCCAAGATACAAGAGTAAAAAAAAATTTTTGGAATCCATGTATAATAATAATTATGCAGAAATGAAAAAAGGTGTTAATGGTTATTGTAATCTTTTAGATAAAAAAACTATGCTTTGTTCAGTTTATGAAAATAGACCAAAAATATGCAAAGATTATACCAATGATAAATGTGTAAAAATAAGACTTTTAAAATAAAAAAATATGAATTTTAGTATAAATATAAATCAATTAGCAAATCAAAAACATTTTAATTTGTATTTAAAAAATAATTATATTATTGAGTCAATAATACACTCAGATAATTATATTTTAATATCTGCTCAAATAACAGATTTACAAAAAAATGAAATTATAAATTATTATAATAATATAACGGAGTCAGATTGGTTGGATTTTTATAAAACTGAAAAATTTGAATTGATAAACCAAAAAACAGATTATTTAATAAGTTTAGGATATAATTATAATGGATTAAAATTTTCTTTGAGCGAAAAGGCTCAAACAAATATACTTGCATTATATTCAACAAAGGATGACAATGTGTTATCTTATCCAATATCATGGAACACAATAGACGATTTACAATTTTTTAACATTACTGACTCTCAGACAATTGCTAATATTTATTATACTGCATTAGCTACAAAAAAAAATTGTTTAGAAAGTGGGACACTTTTAAAAAATCAAATAAGATTAGCACAAACAGTTGCAGAGGTTGATTTAATTAATGATAATAGATGATTTTTTCATAAAAAAATGAGTACTTTTAACAAAAAAAACGGTAACAATATGAAAGATAATCCCGAAATTTTAACGGCATTAGCAGCAATGATTGGTGGAATAATGAAAGCTATTAAAATCAGATTAAATTGGAGGAGTACAGTTGCATCCGTAACAATGGCCACTTTAATTGGGTATTTAATGCCTGGATTAATTCATTTAGCAATGGAGGATGCAAATCAACAGATGACAATTGCGGTGTCTATTTTGGTAGGCTTTTTAATGCATAGTATTACAGATATATTGGAGGAACAATTAAAAACCCGTTTTAATATTAAAATTTTTGATAAAAAGGACAAAGAAATTGATTAATATTAATTATATTTACATAAAATTATTTACTGCTAAATAATTTTGATTTTGTATTTTGATGGAAAGTGGATTTGGTTTAATTACTAAATCCACTTTTTTATTTATAGTCTATGAAGTTTAAAACCGTACATAAAAAATTAGATGCTGCCATGAAATTGGATGAGGATAAAGGATGGTTTTTTGCAATTGATAACGGAGTAAAAGAGGAGATTGTGCAATTAAATACTATTGACCAATTATTTGACAAAGGGATTGATTCATTAAATAAAAGTTTAGGAAAATATGCAAACACAACAATTGAGTTGTATAAAAAACCAAAAGGACAAAAATATTCAAACATAACATTAAAGGACACAGGAGCATTTTACAGGTCATTCACAGTTGAGGTAACAAAAGACAGTATTAAAATAAATGCAAACCCAATAAAAGAGGACAACAATTTGTTTGATGATTTTGGAGCAGAGATTGTTGGATTGACAACCCAAAACAGGATGAGAGTGAGTGAGATGATATTAAACAACATAATAATTTATGTTAAAAAGCAATTACAGATATGACCAAAAAAACCATAAATAAAAATGACTACTACAATACGATAAATGAGTGCTTTGTATTCAATTGGAGGCAATGTTTAGCAGGGGATTACACATTTACACGCAAAGATTTAAATGTTGGTACAGAGGAGATGGATGCATTGGCCTGGATAAACATTTATGATGATTATATTAAACAGGTAGGATTGGGCAAAAATTACGAGTTTATTTTAGAGATGAGGAGAGATTTGGCCATTTTACAATGTGATTTTATTATCACAAATAATCGTTTTTTATTAAACAACATCAACACATTAACAGATGATATTAATGAGGCTTTAAAAAATGCAGAGAAATCAGGGGAGGACATGACAACAACACTGTTGAGGTTGTCAAAATGGGCAGGATTTAAATTGGATGAGCGTACAACAACGGTGTTGGAATTGCACAAAATGATTGATCTGGTTAAACAACAGGCAGCAAAACAAACAAATAATACTATTTAAAATGAGTGATATTAAAAGGAGTGACATTGCAGAGGCAGATTTATTTGGAGACATTGGAAAATCTGCAGAAAAAGCAACAGGAGAGGTAAAATTATTAGAGACTCAATTGGAGATGTTGGCAGCACAGGCCAAAAAACTAAAAAACAATGTACCAACTGACACTCCTGACTCTGCTCCAAAAATTAAAAAGGAAAACGAATTAATAAAAGATGCAAACCTTTTAATTAATACTAAAATAAAACTTGACAATCAATTAATCAAAGCACAGGCAAAATTGGATGCCACAACTAAAGATTATAGGGAGGAATTGGCAAAAGTTCGTGTTGAAAACGCAAAGGCCAACAAAGAGGCAAAAAATACTGTAATATTGCAGGATAAATCTGCAAGTGCATATCAAAAGGCAGGTATTAGATTGGCAGATTTAAAACGTCAATTAAAAGATGCAGCCATTGCAGGGAACAAAACAGAGGAGGAAATAAAGGAGTTAACTGATGAGTTTAAAAAATTAGATAAAGAGGTAAGAGATGCAGACCAAAGTGTTGGAGATTTCAGCCGTAATGTTGGGAATTACTCATCTGCATTTGATGGATTTGGAGAGGGTGTTGGAGAGATTGGCGAAAATTTAGG